TGGGGCGGGTGGTGTCGGTGCAGGGACGGCGGCTGGTACTGGATGTGGAGGGGGACTGGGGACTGGTGGAAGCGGACGCGCAAGGGCGGGTCGCCCTTTACATCGAGCGCGAGGCGTGCTAGACTAAAAGACGAAAGACTTACCCTCCACAGGTTGGTCGAAGACACTCTCTCCTCTCGCCGCCCGGCTTCTCACCGGGCGGCATTTTTGTGTGCGGAGGGGGTTAGAACGGCAGACCGGCAGAGTCGCCCATATACTGCACGAAAACCCAAGGGTCTCCGTTGGTATCTACGCCGCTGTTGAGGATGGCGAACGACCGCGCTTCCTGGTTCAACTCCGGCAGGGATAGGAACGCGTAGGGGTAATCCACTCGTTGCTGGTGAACAGGATGGCGGTGGGCTAGTTCGGCGGGCGTCCAGGGTTCGATATGGGTCTTGCGCCGGGCTACACCGTCCAGGAAGGCTCCCAGACCGACCAGTGATGTTACCTTGCATTCGGTACGGGTTTTCACGTCGCGATTCTTGGGATTTTCCCACCACTCTTCATACTCTGGCCCTTGAGGAACATCCAGCGGCTCGGAGACGACCAGCGTTCCGTCGTAGGACTTATAGAAGCGCGCGCCGGGAAAATCGCGGGGTAGCAGCGTGTAAAACCGCTCCTCCGGATCGTCGGGGAACACATGCTCGATGTCATAGGCGCTTAGATCGCCCAGCAGGGCAGTCAGGCGAGTTTCTTGGCCCTTCATGAACGAGGCCACACTGTCGGCTCGTTCTTCGGCCTGGCGTTGCGTCCGTTGAAGTTCTTTAGCAGCCTGATCTTCGGCATAGGCCGAGATGGCACGGGCTTGTAGGTCAGTGGTCATGTTCTTCTCCTCTAATGGTATCGGTTACTTACAGCGGGCGAGCAGGGCACGGGCTTCAACGATAGCATCATACACCCTGGTGGTTACGGACCCCATCGCATCAGCAGCCCACATCAGTTCTTGCAGCGCTGCGACCAATTCGGTGACCGAAGGACTCGCGGTGGTCAGGTGCGCGTGCTTCAACGTCTCTTTATCTTCGGGGACCCAGATGAGCATCGTCTGGTTGTAGGCGCTTTCGGCGGTGGCGCGTCCGAAATAAAGCCGATAGTCTACCACCACGCCCTGCGCATCGAACTGGGTCACGCCGTACTGCGAGCCAACGGTGGACACGCGAATGCCACTGAGATCAGGACGGCGGTATTCACGCAACACTTGGTCATCGTTCATTTAGATTCTCTCCTCTAGATGATTTAGATTCCACGATTAGATTCCGGTTTTCGACTGTCGCCATGCCGCCAGCGCCCGCTGACCGCGCCGGTTGAGGTAGCCCTCCAGGGCGATCATACGCTGTGCCTGGTCATCGCTGATCAGGACGGGCACGGGGGTCTCGACGGACTGGGCCAGGACCTTGCGCCCCGCGTCGGTGATGACGTAGACTGGGATGCCGTAGCGCTCCTCGACCTGCGTGATTAGACTCAGGCGGCGAAGTAGGTCGGCGGTCGAGTAGGGAACGATGCCCCAGTAGCCTTCCGGGACGTTGGCGATGTGCTCCAGGTAGGTGCGGCTGCGATTGCTCAGGGGGCGAGTCATTGCGCCTCCGGGATACGGTCCAGTAGGTCACGGATTTCTTGCAGGAAGGGCGGATACACGAACTCAGGATGTGTCCGATTGACCACCGCCAATGTGTCACAGGCGGTGCTGAGATAGCTGACCAACTCGGCATAGGTCGGGACGTTCTTCTTCGCGCGCCATGCCGCCAGATCAGCCTGGCCACGGGCATTCAATTCGCCTTCGTGCTTCACCATGAGCGCCGCGAGTCCATCGGGGATCACCGGCTCGCTGGTCTTCACGTCGAGGGCAGGCACGCCCTGGGACGCCGCAAGCGCCTGCATGACCGACTGTTCGTCCCCATTCAGCTCGGCGACCGCGAACTCGACGGTCAGACCGGGCGCGGCTTCGTAGGTGGGGTCGGCGCGGAACAGGGGGGTAACTTGCTCGTCCGAGGCATTCCATACCACCAGGTCCTCCGTGCTCGCAGGCGGGCCAGCGTAGCGGTGAGGCGTGCCCAATCCGGCATGGCGTGCCGCGCTATCGGCTTCATCGCGCTCGGCCTCGAACCCGGCCACCCAGTAGGTATTGATGTACTGCACATGGTCGAACTCTTCTTGGCGGCTAGCATACCAACCCGCCCCTGCCCACTTAAAGTTTTCGTGCATGGTGACTCTCTCCTCCGATTAGATTTACGATTTAGATTCTAGCTGGTCGGGATGCTGGCGGTAATACGCCTGCTCGATCAGTGTCTCCACCACTTCGATCTGCGTGGTGCCGGTGGCCATGCGTTCGATCATGGCCTGGATGCGGGGCTGCAACTTGTGCAGCACGGGGCGGCGCTTGACGTAGGTCCACGCATCCAGCGGCGCGACGGTCTGCATGGCGATTTCCAGGGTCTCGGCGTCGTCGAAGTAGTGCCGGTAGCTGGTCGCGTCCGGCGAGGGGTGGATTTCCAGGACCCAGCGCTGGAGGGTCTGGTTGAAGGCAACTTCGTAGACCGCCCCCTGCTTCGTGACCTGGAAATTGCTTTCCCGGCGTTTGCTGACATTGGCATTCGTGCCCGGTCGAGTCATGGTGAGCGTCCTCCTTGGGAGGGGCGACGTGCGCCGCCCCGTGGCGAGTAGATGAGCTTAGAATGAGGGTCCGTAGACCCAGTGGCGCAGATCGGCCAGGTCGCGCATGGCCTGTTCGGTCTCGGCGAAGGTGTCGTAGTGCTCCTTATCGTCTGCGCCAAGCCCCTGGGTACCCCAGTCCATGTACCAGCACTGGAGTTCGAAGTCATACCAGACGGAATAATAGCGGTCGCCCGTCCGGTAGTACAGGGTCGGGCCACCGGCCTTCAACTGCTGGAGCTTCTTGGAGACGACTGGACGCTCGTAGCTCTTGAGGGTGACTTGATAGACGCCCCAGCGCTGGGGTATCCCGGCGTTGTCCCGGTCCTCATCGACCCGCAAAAACTTGACCGTGGCGTCCCCTTGACGCTCCATCTCCCAGGCTCGCCGCAGGGCGTCCGTGGGTTTAAAGTTGATGGTACAGGCTTCATAGGTGGTGCGGTTCATCAGATTCTCTCCTCGATTAGATTCCATTCTAGTATATACGATTAGGAGGCGTCCGTCAATGAGTTCCTGATTTAGATTCAGGGCGGGGCTGATCGACCAGCGGCAGCCGGACACGCTTCCGGCCTTTGGGGTCGGCGAACAGGTCGATCCGTCCGCTGGCGTAGAGGTCCAGCCACAGGGCAGCGGTCGCGCCGTCGTGCTGATACCAGTCCAGGGGCGTCCCCCGGTCGGCGTCGCCATGCCGCCACGTGTCGTGGTCTTTGAGGACTTCCCGAAACAGATCGTCGGGGGTCAGCGGCGGGGTCGGTTCGGCGCAGCCCGGAAGGGTCAAGCGGACGGTGGTATTACCGTGAATACACTCGACTTTCCCGGCTTTTTCCAGGCGGGCGATGCTGGGATCGAGCTTCAGGGGCGCGATGCGGGTTTCGCCGTGCCGGTCGCACAGGGTCACGAGCTGAGAAAACGCGCGTTCATCGGCGATCCGATGGGCCAGGGCCAGGGCTTCGACGCCCGCTTTGCACATGCAGTAGCGGTTCCCGATTTTCCCGGTATCCAGGCAGGTCTTGCAATGGGCCAGGCTGGTCTGGGGAATATGCTCGACCGGCTGATAGGTGCTCAGATCGGCTTTTATCGGCGTGCCGGAAAACAGGGGGGTATCTTCACCCGTGGTAAACAGACTGAGTTGTTCCATGTCAATCTCCAGCTAAAGTATAAGAGGGCATCGACCAGAAAAAGCTGGTCAGATCGCCGCAGCGGGCTTCACGTAGCCGGGCCGCGCCGTCACTGTCGGCGGCGCTCATGAATTTAGAGTCTGACCGTTGGAGCAGCCGACGGTAGAGCGGGCGGCGTTTATCGCGATTTAGATTCATGGTGTCCCAAACAGAATTTAGATTCGGGCTGGTCAGTTTGGAAATTAGATTGCGTTCTTTACGGCTCAAGAATTTAGATTGCCCATCGGCGATCTGAAGGGCCAGCGCCCGCTCACGGGTCAGGCTGGCGTCAAACCGTTGGCCGTAGTGGAGATCATAGTGGAGGGCGGTCAGGCGGTCGCGCCAGTCGGTGATCGTGGGGCGGTGCAGCAGGATGATCGGGCGATCCGTCTGGAGGTCAGGCGACCATTGACCGCCATGCCAGCCGATAAAATCACCGTACTGTGATTTTGGATCGGGCAGCGTGCCGGGAATCACACACACTTCTGAATCAGAACGCCGCCGCACCAGTTCGATCAGCCGATGCGCCACCAACCAGATCAGGCGGTCAGGCCGCACGGGCAGATCGGCTACCGGGATAACCCCGGTGTCGGCGGTGCGCTGGTGAACGGTGCGCAGCGCGTGCCAGGTGGTGAACGGTTGGGTTTCCATGCCTAAAACATCCTCGCAGCGGGGCGGGAACGGGCGATCGTCCACCGTTCCCAGGCGCGGGCTTTAAAGACCTGGCAATTGAGCAGCGTGTGGCGCGCGTCAAAACTTTCGTGCGCGGCAAAGACGGTGCCGGGTTCATAGCCGGGCGGAACTAAGACACCCCAGCCGGGCCAGGGGTTAGATTGCGCACTGCGCAGCGCGCGATAGGTGGCTTCATACATCAAACGGCGGTTCATGGTTGGATTCTCTCTCCTCAATATGTGGATTCATCCACGTTTGGATTCAACCCTTGCCGGGAGTCCGCCAACGCTCCAGGGCTGGCGGACTCTTGCGCACCGGTTGAACGGTTAGCGCAGAATCATATTCATGGTGGCGGTAGCTTGCCCGGCCTGATAGCCGTGGGCCGTGAAAAACGTTTCCAGATCGGCCAACATCGCCGCCGTAATGGCGTCGCGGCGGGCTTCCAGGGCCGTGGTGATTTCCGCTTTCACTTCATCGATATAGGGGCGCAGATAGGACGCGAAACATTTGTACTTGCGCAGATAGCCGGACAGATCGCCTGCCATGCCGTCCGGGTGATTCTGGAGCAGCGGATCATGGTTGGCCAACCAATGGCGGGGGAGTTCGCCGTCGGAGTCCAGGACGCCCCAATTGACATGATCTTTGAAAATGTCCGGGTTGGGCGGGGTGACGCCTGATTTAGATTCCCACCAGCCCGACCAGCCTAGCCAATACAGGGCGTTCGCGACATAGTGCATCGCCCCTTCTATATCCCACAGGTGCCATTTCAGCAGCGGGATAATGTCCGGGTGATAACGCTGAATGGTATCCACGCACTGCCCTGCCATGACACATCGACTGCTGGCGGCGCGTTTACCCTCGTAGATTTCACCGGTAATCGAAACGTCGGGCCGTCGATTCAGGCCGCCTAGGGTGACGTGGATCACGTGCAGCTCTCCCCCGCTGTATTTCAGGACAGGAGAATCGGCGAAATACTTGGAAATCGTGACCTGGAGTTTATTTTCGTTGTACATGGTTTTTCTCTCCTCAGAGAATTAGATTCAGGGCGATTAGATTTAGATTTGGACGGTGCGAAAACTGATCAGCACGTCGGGCGACTCGCCGTCGTGGTACTGATAGGACAGAGTCTCAGCGGCAAAATAGGTCACGAGGTCCAGGAGCGCGCGGTTGATGCGCAAGATGTCACGCCAATACGCGGTTTGGTCCGGATAACGGCGGATCAAGGCATACGCGAGTCGGATGTTGGCGCGGTAGTCACGTTGATCACGCCGATACTGCATGAGGTCCGCTAACCGCTTATGATCGTTCGGGAGTTTGGTCGGTGACATGATTTAGATTCTCCTCTTGAGAAATTAGATTCTCAGATTTTAGATTGCGGAATTAGATTGTACAGGACGGATATTTGATCTCGATCCACGCTTGCAGATGTTCCCAGCCTTGTTTGGCGGTTTCGGTTTGTTCGTAGTTCTGGAAACGCCCATAGGCCGGGCGGGGGTAGTACAGCTCGCGGGTCCGGCTGGTATCCTTCAGACGTCGGGCCAAGTGCTTATAGACGGCGGTCAGATATTCCGCTTGGCGTGATTGCGGGATAGTCTCCAGGGCCAGCCGGAAAGTAGACTCGACATCCTGTACAGCGGTATTCATGATCGAATCGTCGTGTTGTTGCCAGGTGTGCGCGTGTCCCAAATAGCAATAGCCGCACCGTGCATCAAAACCCCAGCCGGAATGAGTCGGCATAATGTCCCAGCCCTTGTATAGATCGTCGTGAGGCTGGCGGTTAACGTCCCATCGTTGATTGTGCTGCTGGCGAAACATGGTAGTTTTCTCCTCTTGTTAACTCACGAGTCCAGCGGACAATAGACGGTTGAACAGGGTTTCTCCGCTGGCATAGTGGACGGCCAGCGCATTGACGTAGTACACAAGGGCGATTAAGTCGCCATGTTGGGCAGCCTGTCGGCTGGCGGATTCCAGGGTCTCACAGGTGATGCGCCATTGATGCGCGCGATAGGTCAAGATCATTCGAACTAGTTTCGCTTTCATGGTTGGATACTCCTCTTGGATAACTTGTCACCTGACAGGGTAGGGGAAGTGTCCTAGACTTCCCTTACCTGATGTCAGCGGACAAATCAGGCGGCGCGTAAGGTGACAATCTGGCCGCCGATAAATAGCGCGATGGCCAGCGATGAGCCGATAAGCAATTGCGAGCCGTCCGCAAACTCGTACAGCCGGTAGTGTGCACAGCTGTTCGGAAATTTCACGCGGCGCACCGTGCATTTTTCGTGCGACAATTGGCGGATGAAAGACTTGAGTTCTTGGCGTGTCATGGTTGGATACTCCTCTTGTCTAAGGTCGGCTGATAGGGGGATTAGAGACCCCACACGCGAGTCATCTCAAAATCGGCATTGGCGTTCGGCGTACCCCACACACACTGCTGAGCGGTGATAGCGTTCGCGCGTTGCCATTCCGCATATTGAGCGGTATTGGCGAAAATGCCGACTAAGGTGGTCGCGATTTCATCTTCGCCCATGGTCACGAGATTACAGACTTCAATGTCGTTGTCGGCGTTGTAATGGACCTGATAGCGCTTGATTTCCGGCGCTTGGCTGTTCTGAGGCTTGCGGTTAAAGAATTTCATGATTGTGCTCCTCTTGGCTGATAAGGACTTAGGAATGCTTGTTGATGATAAGTTCGCGCACTACTGAGCCTGCCCACTGTTCGAACGTCACATTTTCACGTTGGTTCTTGAGTTCGGCCATTTTCACAATGAAGGGCAGGGCGATAAAGAAGAGGGCGAAAGCGATAGTGTTGTAAGCGTTGAGTTCCATTTTCTTTCTCTCTCTTCTGTGGTAAACTTTCGGTAGTTCGTTCTGTTCTCTACTGATAGATACAGTATATACGATAAGCGATAGCATGTCAAGCGGAAAATAGGGGAAAATTCAAAACTCATTGGAAATAGGCGATTATTCATAAAACGTTCACAATTCAGGGGACAATCCACGCCTAGGACGTGACAGGCGATAGGGTATAAGACAAGAGGTGACACGATGGGCAGCACAGGACACGACACACACGAGGGCGATAGCACGCCACAGGAGACGCTACACGACGCTGCGCAGCCGGTTGTGAGCGGTGCGAGCATGGCCAGCGCGCAGCCGGGCGATAGCGCGATAGGGGCGAACGTGCGGGAACAATACGGCGGAAATCGCGATAGTGAACAAATGACGATTAATGAGCCAACTCAATTAAAAACACGATTACATGATCGCGTGTGGCTGCCTGCCCTTCTCTCTGCCCTTGCCGAATATCCCTCGCTCACTCGTGCCTGCGCGGCTGCCGGCGTCACTCGTGAGCATGTGTCACACTTGCGTGCTAAGGACCCTGAATTTTACGCGCTCACTGAGGCGGCTAAGCACGCGGGAATGGAGCTGTTAGAAGACATTGCCGTTGATCGTGTCGTAGAAGGCATTTCTAGGCCTATCTACAATAAGGGGCAAGTAGTCGGCGAGTATCGCGATTACAGCGAACGTCTACACATAGAGCTGTTGCGCGCGAATAACGCCAAGTATCGCCAGGCGTCGCAGGGGGGAAACGGGGGAAACGTGAGCTATAATTTAGCAATCCACTTTTCTCCAGCGCCCGCCCATCTTGCGCCCAGCGCTGGCCAGCCCACGCCACACGATGATGTCATAGACGGCGACGTTGTAGCACAGGACGGCGATAGCGTAGAGTAGCACAGGGCAGGGCATAGACGGCCATTGAGGCGCCCATCACAGACGATGGGCGCTATTGTTGCACAGTGTGTGCATAATGTTGCGAATTGAGGGGAGAATAGCGTATGTAAATAGAAAATTTAATACGCTATCCGATTCGTGTACACTGTGGGTTGTGCTTCGCGCCCGACACCGGCACCCGGCAGGACTTTGATACACCGGGGTACGCGAGGGGTGGTTGGTGGCTTTGTTTCGCATTCGAGCCTTCCCTTGTCTTTCCCGTGTTTTCTGCTACAATTGTTCTATCCGCAATACGAAACCCCCGCGTGCTATGAACACCGGGGGTATGATGAGCCTGACGGGAGGCCCATGTGACCAAGCGTACCAGAAATCCTCGCAACGAACAAGACCCAACGTCGATTGAAAAACCTGCCTGGATGAAAGCGGACCCTGCCCGTTTGAAGCGCTCCATCGTCCGTGTGCGAACGAGCAGCGCAGGCTGGATGGACAAGGCCGATCAGCGCCACAGGGAAACGAAAAAGAAGTTCCTCAAGAAGTGGCTGATAGAAAATCCAGGCAAGAAGAAAGCGTATGGCCACAATCGCCGTGCCCGCGAGATGTCTGCCCCCGGTTCCTTCACCGCTGCCGACCTCGCGGTCCAGCGCCGTGCCCAAACCGACCGCCGGGGCGTGCTCCGCTGCTGGTGGTGTTCCGAGCCGCTGGGTGACGACCAGACGGTGGACCACCGCATCCCGCTGGCGAAGGGCGGGTCGAACAATCCCGACAACCTCGTGCTGGCGCATCTGCATTGCAATTGCAGCAAGGGCGCGAAGCTACCCTGGGAGTTCAATGGGCGGCTGATCTAGCGCTTCCCTCAACCATTGGGGAGGGAGATTCACCTGTTCATCCCAGCGATGAGCGTCTCAATGGTCCCAAAATCTCACGGGAAGTGATAATTGTGGACAGGAACACCCTGGATGTCAATCTTAATTAAGCAATCGCCCCGAATCCGCCGCCATCTCGCAACTGGCCCTTGCCTTCCTTCGCCATATCGTATATACTACTCCTAGAGGTCGCGCTCAAACTGCTGGAGGTGTCCGTCCCCCCCCCATCCCGCCGAAAGCCGCGCGGCCTCGGTCCCCGTGAGTCGAGTGAGAGGAGAGCGTATCTCATGACTAATCCCTATTGGTATCTGCCGCGTTCTGAGGTCACCTGCGCCGCCTGCGGTCAGCGCCTCTGGCTGCCCACCCTGACGGTCGCGGTGCTGCTGACCCCCGACTCTATTGTGTCGGACGACTACCCCGTGCGTCCACCGACCGTCTACCATTTCTGTTCAGAGACGTGTTGTCAGCAGTGGCAAGAGGAGCATGAGTCCCATGAATGACGAACTGAAGCAGTTTATCACCCTCGTGGAATGCCAGCAGTGTGGCAAACCCCTGCCGTGGATTGAACCCGCCTATATGCAGACCCGCGTTCAGGTCTACTGCCCCGACTGTGGTCACTATTTCGAGATGAACGCGACACCCATCAACCACTACTTCTGTTCCTCCACCTGCCACCAGACGTGGCTGGACGCGCAGACGGCGACGACCGAGGGGGCGGAATGACCCGCGTCTTCGAGTTGCTGCCCCCCGACCCCGGCTCGACCGTGGACCTGACCAATTGGCGTCTCCTCGAATTTGAGGTCGATGCCGAGCAGCGGGCGACGTTGGTGAACCGTCAGGTGATTGATCGTCGCTACCGCGCGGCGCTGGTGCGCGCCGTTGCCCCCTTGAGCACGCGCGAGGACGCCCGACGCTGGCTCTTGGAGGCATGGGACCGCGTGGTGCATTCCGATGATGTGGACGCCCTCAAAGCGCTGGCCTGGCTGCTGAAGCATGTGGAGGAGATGGAATGATCACCCCCACCCCTTTTCAGCAGACCGTGCTCGACTCGCCCGCCCGCCTGAAACTGGTGCGCGGCGCTCCCCGGATTGGGAAGACGATGCTGGCGGCGCTCGTGGCGTTTGACCAGGCCATGCTGGGCCACGAGGTTTTGTACCTCTCCCCCTTCCGCCCGGCGATGGAGCATTTCGCCCGCTACGCGCTGACGATGGCGGAGATCGAGGGCTGGCGGCTCCAGGTGGCGAATAACCGGATCACCATCGGGGAGTTTATCGTGGCAGACTTCCTGTCTGAACCTCGCCGCCAACGCGGGTATCGACCGGACCTGCTCATTCTGGATCAGGTCGATCAGACGCCCATCCATGCCTGGGAAGGCTACATGGCCGAACGGCAGGCGTTGGCGAAGTCCACGCTGCTGATCTACGATCCGCGTCCTGAACCCCAGCCCGTGGACGCGCCGCTCGATGGCTGCGAATGGGTCTATCTGCGGTCGCTATTGGGGAAAGATTACACGGATTGGGCGATCTTCGATGCGTCTCCCCTGCTGCCGGGTGGCTATATCAATCCCTGCGCGCCCGAACGGTCGAACTTTCTGATTCCTTCCGCGTTACGTCGCCCCTTCAGTTATCGTGAACAGGTCTTGGGAGAGTTCCCCGCTCGTTGGATGCAGGACTATTATAAAGAGGACGATCATGCTGACTAACGTCTACGCCCACCTCTCCTTCGCCTGGTCGTCCTGGACCTACCGCCGCGAGGTCGCCTACTGGCGGCGCGTCGAGTTGCGCGCGGTCGCCCTCAACCCGACGGTCAAACTCTCTTACGTGGCTCGTGCCTGCGATGGTACGCCCCAGGCGGTTTTCTGGACGGGACAAGGGTATCTGACCGTTCAACGGCAACTCCTGGATTTCAGCCAGCAGTTCAAGCAGCATGTGGCGTTAGTCGTCGTGGGGAGGCGGTGAAAGGATGACTGCCTATCTCTGCGATGTTCGCCAGTCCGTCATGGAGTTTATGCCCACCGAACCCGTTGACCTTATCTTTACCGATCCACCCTATGCGCGCAAGCACCTCGAGCTGTATGGTTGGGTCGCCGAGTTTGGCAAGCGCGTGTTGCGACCTGGGGGCTTTGTCCTGGCCATGGGCGGCGGGTTGTTCACCGATGAAATTCTGCGGCTGATGGGTCAACATCTTCAGCATTACTTTACGTTCCATGTGGCCCTGACGGATAGCACCTCAACCAAGGTGTTTCCGCACGGTCGTCCCATGCCCATTATTTCGCGGTTGAAACCCATTTACGCCTTTACCAACGGGGAGGGCTATCCACGCACGGTCGTCTATGACCCGTTTGCCGGGGATGGCAACGATAAGCGCTTTCACCATTGGGGTCAGGACCTCAAAAGCGCGCGATACTACATCGACTGTTTTTCCAGTCCGGGTGATCTGGTCTGCGATCCGTTCATCGGCGGGGGAACCACGGCCGTAGTCTGCGAAGCATTGGGTCGGGAATGGATCGGCTTCGACCAAGACCCCCAGGCGGTGGAAACCACCAACGCACGGGCACGGAATCCACTCTATGCCGCCTCTATTGATGGACAGTTGGCGCTGGAGTTTTCACGATGAATCTGGATACCGTGACCTGTTGCGACTGGCGCGACTTGTTGGCGACGTTGGAGCCGGGCAGCGTGGACTTGCTGCTGACGGATATGCCCTACGGAAAAACTCAGGTTGAATGGGATAATCCGCCGGACCTGGCGGTGTGGTGGCAGTTGGTCCACCCCCTTATGCGTTCGGGCGGAGCCGTGGTCTGCACCGCTACTCAGCCCTTTACTAGCCAACTCGTGGTCAGTGGCCTGGATTGGTTTCGGTACGAATGGATATGGCGCAAATCCAACTCGGTCGGGCATCTCAATGCCCATATCATGCCCCTGCAGCAGCATGAGAGCATCCTCGTGTTTGGAGAAAAGACACCCGATTATTATCCACAATTGCGGGATCGAGTTCCGCATGGACGGACTAAAAATGGAACGCAGGGGGCGGCTTATGGGACCTTTCATCAGGAAGGAGTTCGCACGATAGAGTACGAGCAGGGTTACCCCTCCAGTGTGGTCGATTTCAATACATGCTATCATGACCGTGAGGCCGGGTTACACCCTACCCAGAAGCCCTTGGCGTTGTTTGAATACCTGATTCGCACCTATACCCTTCCCGATGATCTGGTAGTCGATCCCTTTTGTGGATCGGGAACTACCGCGCTGGCTGCCCGGAATCTGGGGCGGTTCTGGATTTGCGGTGACTTAGACCGGCATTATGTAGATGTCAGCCTGGATCGATTACGAATGCCCTTTGAAGCCTGCCGCGTTCCACCCGCAAGCGCTCCTCTTGAGGACCTACCCATGTTCGCGCGACCCTCATAACATTGACGCCGCCTCAACGCTGTGTTAAGATGTCCTCAATACCCTTGAGGACTTTTTATGCCCCGTCGCCCCATACCTAAATCCCCTTCCACTGCGCCTTCTGACCGCACGGCTCGTGTGGTCACCTTGGATATGTATCTTCCAGGTGTCATCCACCATCCCAAGCAGTTGGCGTTTCTTATCTCGCGTGCTCGTTATAAGGTGCTGCGCGCTGGTCGTCGTGGGGGCAAAACGGTCGCGTCAGCGACGGAAGCGGTGTTGGAGTTCCTGGGCCTGCAACTGGACGCCGATGGGTCCTATCGAGTAGTCAAAGATGGCGGACGAGTGCTGTACATTTCCCCCACCGCCAAACAGGTGCGCCGCTTCTGGTATGAGGTCAAAGCCGCGCTCAAGCCCATGCTTGAGGCCAATATCTATTACCTCAACGAGACGCAACATCTCATCGAAGTGCCCGGCACGCGCTTCTGTATCCAGGCCATGACGGGCTGGAACCCCAGCAGTTTGCGTGGGGATAATGCCGACCTCCTGATCTTCGACGAGTACCAACTCATGGACGAGACGGTCTGGGAGAAGGTCGGCGCTCCGATGCTGATGGACACGCGCGGGCGCGCCATCTTCATCTACACTCCGCCCAGCCTGCATTCCGAAGAACGCTCTAACGCCAACGATCCTCGTCACGCCGCCAAGCTGTACAAAAAGGCGGCGGAAGATACGACCGGGGAATGGGCGACCTTCCACTTCTCGTCGCAAGAAAACCCATATCTACCGCCGGGCGCAGTCGATGACATGTCGAAGGTCATGACCCGCCTGGCCTACGAGCAGGAAATCCTGGCGCTGGACCGCGATGAAGCCCCAGGCGCGTTCTGGAACCACGCCCTGATTGACGCGGGGCGGGTCGATCATATGCCTGAACTGTCCCGGCTGGTGATTGGTGTCGATCCGCCGGGCGGCATCGCGGAATGCGGGATTGTGGTGGTGGGCAAGGGCATCGATGGCCATTATTACATCGTGGGTGACTTTAGCCTGCAAGGATCGCCGGGCGAATGGGCGGGGGCGGTCATTCACGCCTATCGGGAGTTTGCCGCCGACCGGGTGGTCGCCGAAAAGAACTTCGGGGGCGAGATGGTCGAGCACACCATTCGCACGGCCAAGGGCGGTCGCGACATCCCGGTGCAGGTGGTGACCGCCTACCGGGGCAAGGCGCTGCGGGCCGAACCGGTGGCGTCGTTGTACGAACGCGGGCTGGTGCATCACGTGGGGTCCTATCCGTACCTGGAAGACCAGATGTGCACCTGGGAAGCCGATGCGAAGAACCAGAAATCTCCCGACCGGTTGGACGCCATGGTGCATGGTGTGTCCTACCTGCTCAACACCAGCAGTAAGTCCCTGCGCCGCGTTAAAGTCCAGGGATTGTATGCCTCCCAACAATTGAGGTATACTAAAGGTCAGCGATCACCTAGAGTCCGGGGTCATGAAACCCCCCAGGAGTAACGATGGACCCCTTGATGTGGAAGTTCCGCCATTATTACAACAGTTCACCCAAGTATCCCGTGCAGCGCGTCACCAGTCTCACAACCTTCGCCGTGACCTCGACCGCCCCGGTCAACAGCACCGGCATTTACGCCGCCAACGACTGTCTGCTGGGCCTGCTGGCGCTCAACGTGCGCTCGGCCAAGGGCATGGGCTTTATCAGCGGGGTCAAGATCACCGACGCCCGCAACCTCAAGATTGCCATCGACTTTTGGGTCTTCGACCGCCCCCCGACCACGCTGGGCGTGGATAACGCCGCCTGGACGCCCGTCATTGCTGACCTGGACGCCCTGGCCCTGCCCGACAAGATTGCCGTGGCCGCCGCCGACTACCGCACGCCGACCGGCACGACCATCGCCCTGGCAGGCTTGAGTCTGTCCGGCTCAACGTTGATTAACTTCGAAGCGATGGAGTGGCTGTTCATCCAGCCCGTCATCAACGCCGGGACCCCCACCTATACGGCGACGACCGACCTGAAGTTCGAGTTCGGACTGTACGTGGCCTAAGATGGGCAAACCTGCGGTCTATACCCCGATCACGCGCGACCAGCGCCAGAAGTTGGTGCTGGCCTACATGCGCAAAGGCTACGAAAGCGCCTCCGACATTCGCAAGGAGATGCTGTCGCAGGGCATCATCAGTGCCGACTCGGAGCGTCCCTACGCCCTGACCACCATTGCGACCGACATGCGCGAGCTGCGCGGCTATGCCGACACGGCCTCCGAGATGATTGGTCGCGAGGTGTCGGTCGTCCCCTTGTGGAAACTGCGCGTGGCCAAGTCGGTAGATGCCACCCAGACTGATTACCAGTTCTGGGACCGCCTGCGCCGGGGTAAGGCCGAAGGCTTTTCGTTCGGCGGACTGTTCCGCAAACGTCTGACCTCCACCCTGGCCAGCTACATCTGGCGCGGTGGGGTAGCGGCCACGCTCTCGGAAGACGCCAAGGGCGACGCCCGCAACATTCGGTACACCAACAAGGAACTGGAACGCTTCCTCAAGGACTACCGCAAACTGCTGCTGCAAGTGACCGACGACTCGATGTCGCTGGGCGACCAGTTCGTGGCGGTCAATCCCGATGCCAGCCTGTCGGTGATTTCTCCCCAACTGGTCGAAAAAGAATGGAACCCGGTCGATTATCGCGACACCATCAAGGTCACCGTCACCACCCGCATGGAGAAGTACGAGATCAAAGAAGAATATGACGCTTCGTGGCGCACCGTGACGGTGCGGTCGCTGGCGGGGCGCGGTCCCGACACCTTCTCTGAGTCGTTCGACAACCTGATTGGCCGCATCCCGGTGGTTCACTTCCCCAATGACCGAGGCGGAAACGAAATCTACGGGCATCCCATTGACGAAGCCTTGTTCGAGGTCTACAGCCACTACGATACCTTAATGCTCAAGGGCCTGGACGGCGGCGAGCTGATGGGCAATCCGCTGCCGGTGGTCGAAGGCGCGGAGAATCCCGACCAAATCTTGTCGGCCAATGCGCCGATAGACGGTGATGAGGACTACACTGACGTAGATGGTAATGAAGCCGAGCGCGCGATCTTCAACTTCGACACCCGCACCCTGATGGTGCTGGGCAAGGGTGCGGGCTTCAAGTTCGCGTCACCGCCAGTGGGTTTCACCGCCGACATCATCTCGCTGCTCGGCACGCTGTTCCTGCTGATGCTGGAGCACGTCGGGCTGCCCGAAGCGGTGTGGGGCGCAGCTATCCAGGGCAGTCGGGCCAGTGCCGATACCCAGATGCCGCCTTTCTGGCAGTTCATCGAAGCCCGCCGCCTCGCTTTTGAAGGCGATGGCAACGGCGAGCATCCCCAGGACGGGCTGCGCGAGTTGATCGACGTGTGGCTGCGCACCCGCAAACTCACCGATCCGCGCATCGTGGTCGGCCCGGTGGACATCGACTGGCCGTACCTGGACCGCGTGGACTGGGAAGTGGCGCTGCATTGGACGCAGTTCCTCGCCTCGAACGGCATGATGGACGCCGTATCGGCCCTGCGCCAGAGCGGGTTGGTCAAAAACCCGACCTTCACCTACGAAAAGGCGCAGCAGGAGTTAAAGGAACGCCAGCGCCAGGAGCAGGCTCAGGCTGAAAAGCAAGCCCAGGTCGATCTGGAGAACCAGGCCAATCTGGAAAAGGCGCGCCAGGCGGGCAAAAACGTCAACCAGCAGGGCGGCGGGCAGTTCAAACAACTGGCGCTGCCCGAAGTACAGGCGGAGTCCACTGCGACATAACCTTGCATATAATCCCTGTGTATGCTATACTGATTCACAACTGGTCAAAAGAGGACCCTCATGAACGACAAAGACACCCAGTCTCTACTCGCTGTCTTGGACCGCATCGCCCTCGCGTTGGAAAAGATGTCTAACACGCCCGTGTTCGTGAACGTCCCTGGCGAATGGGCACAAGAACAAATCCAACGTATGGCGGACTCTTATCCTACGCCCCATTCGACGATTGTTTTTGTCTCTCCGGATCAGGAAAAACTCTCGCAGATCATTCACCAAGAAGTCGCAAACATTCTCAAGGCGCTGTAACATGAAATTCGCGTTGGGCTTTCAATTCCTGAATGAAGCGTCCTGGCTGCGTCTGCACCTGCCTGTGATCCTGCAATCCAGCAGAATTGACGGTGTAGTGGCCGTGGACGGCGGCAGCACCGACAATAGCCGCATCGTCATCCTGGGTTTATGCGCGAAACACAAGATCGAAGTTCATCTGTTTACTCGTGCCTGGGATTGGGACTTCTCCAAGCAGCAGAACTTCGTGGTAGAACGCTGCGAAGAACTGGGCTACGACGCCTATTTCAAGTGGGACCCGGACGAGTTGCTGTGGCCGCGTCACATCGACGCCATCGCGGGCCTGCTGCGCGAGTACAAGGTGGTCATCACCCCGCGCTACAACTTCAGCGAAGACCGCCAGCACTTCTGCCCCTACCTGTGTCCCGACAAACAACTGCGCTTCGTCCAGTTGAACCAGGGCTTTCGCTGGCATGGCAACCTGCACGCCGGGACGAATGCCTACCAACTGTGGCGCGAAGACCCCAACAACACGTCGCCCCGCGCGGTGCGCGACATCATCTTCGTGCCGCACATGCCCATCTACCACTATGAGGGCATCAAGCCGCTGGCGGAACGCGCACTCAAGTGGCTGAATTATGAGCGGGTGGCGGACGGACTGCCAGCGGTGACGGAACTGCCGCCGGACCATCCGGTGCCCCAGTACCCGCTGCGTGCGACCATTCCGTTCATGGACCCGCAACCGCTCGACCCCGCCGTGATTGGGCTACATGCCCCGTATGGAGAGTGAGAGATGAAGATCAGTGATATTCAGAGTCCCCGTAGCACCTACGAACTCGATCTGGCCAAGTTGATCGGGAGTCCGATCATTGAAGTGACGGGTTACCTATCAATGGAGTTTGGAGACCCCGTGTTTAAACTTTGCCATATTTACTTCGCTGACGGCACGCACGTGAACGTGGAGGGCGAGCACGATATGCCCTATCTAACGGATAGCGGGATTCACAGTCCGGCTAATTATAATAGCGAGTTGATGCAGCAACTCTACGACGAAAAGAACGAGGAATAGCATGTCTGCCTTCCTGTTCCGCTTCTGGCGCTTCGGCGTGACCCGCGCGTACTTCTATCTGCTCGGCACCTGGAAACATCTGATTTGGAGACTGTGGTGGAAACAATGAGCACCGATGAACGATATACGCTGGAAGGCGTTTTGGGGCGTTTGCAACAAGAGAAAGAATGGGCTGATCAAGCGTATTCCCTGCTGAAACTCATTTCGGGTTCGGAATGGGCCAACTCGGAGTTTAATCCTACCGTAATCCAAGCGGCGCGATCTATAGCTGATATTGTGGCCTATCTCGATCTCAAAATCTTCGAGTTCGAGCGCGCGATTCTGGAGGATAAAAAATGACGACTCTCTCGGTCGTAGGACTCGGTAAACTCGGTTCCCCCCTGCTGGCGGTGCTCGCCAACGCAGGCTTCTCCGTGATTGGCGTGGATACGGATGAGGCGAAGGTCGCAGCGATCAACGCGGGGAAAGCGCCGGTCGAAGAGACGGACTTGCAGGAGTGGCTGGATGGGCTAAAGGGCACGCATTACTATAAGCCTAAATTCTCGGCCACCACCGACTTGCGCCAAGCCGTGCTGGACTCCGACACGACGTTCGTCATCGTACCCACGCCCAGCGGGCTGGACGGTGGCTTCGTGCTGGATTACCTGCTGCCGGTGATGACGGAGATCGGTCACGCCTTGCGCGATGCCGAACATTATCACGTGGTTGTGATTACCAGCACGGTGATGCCCGGACAAACCGCCGAGTGTGGAGCGGTCCTGGAAAGTATCAGCGGCAAGAAGTTGGGCGACCATTTCGGGTTGGTGTATTCCCCGACCTTTATAGCCCTAGGTAGTGTCATCAGAAATCTCACCCAGCCATACTATGCGGTCATCGGAACGGATGATGGGCGAGCCGAGTTTGCGGTCGGTGACATCTATAACAAGATCATCGTGAATGGCGCGTCAGTCAATCGGGCCTCACAGATCAATGTCGAAGTCGCCAAGATCGCGCAGAATGCGTTTCTGGCCATGAAGATGGCGTTTGCCAACGACTTGGGACGGTTGTGCGAGTATCTGCCCGGCGCGAACGCTGATGTGGTCCTGGGACTGCTGGGGCAAGACCTCCGCATTGGCGCTCTCAATCTCACAGCGGGCACGGCGGTGGGCGGGCCATGTCTGCCACGGGACTCGCGGGCGCTGGAGCAGGTTTACCAGCGGGCAGGCGTTCCAAAGACAGCGTGCTTATCCTTACGGGAGTTGGTAGACATCATGAACGACGCGACGACGGAACATCTATGGCGTATCGTGGAGAAGGAAGCGGGCGACGAGGGCGTGGTCGGCGTGCTGGGGTTAGCGTACAAGCCCGGTACCTCGGTCTGCGAAGAGTCTGCCAGCCTGGACCTGATAGACCACCTGCTGATGAACCCTCACCGCCGCGTGGTGGTCTACGACCCGCTGGCGATGGATGAGGCGCGCAAGGAACTGGGGTGCGCGGTCGAGTATGCGGATAGCCCAGAGGATTGCGTGGCTAAGTCGGATGTCGTGGTGCTGATGTTCCCCGATGCCGAGCTAGTTCCCGTGAATGCCTACACGCGCGAGAAAACCCTCGTGGACCCCTGGCGTGCGGCGCAACCGCCTCTGACCGAATCGGTGTTGTTCAAGTACATTCCGCTGGGGGTGGGGCAATGAGCAACCATTATGTGTATATGGACGGCGAACCCTTCAGCGGTGCAGTCCTGGAACCTCCTACCCTGACCGCCGAATATATAGCGGGAGAGGATATTCGGGCGGGGGACATCGTGGGGCGGTATCCGCATCGTCGCGATCTCAAGGTATGGCGTATGCACAACCCCACCCGCACCGAGCGACTGTTGAAATTCCTGCGACGCGGAGGTCCGTTGCAATTCGCGGGCATTGCACAGCATGACGTAGAAAAGAACGAACAACTCACCGTCATTGTCAAAACGGGCACCCTGACTATGGCGGTCAAGAAGTCGATCTATGCCCAACCGGGCATTGACGAACGCACGCCCATCGGCTATGTGGATGAAAACGGCCATGTCATCATAGGGAAGAAGCCATGATGCGAGCACTGGTCACAGGCGCAGGCGGGTTCATCGGCAGCCACTTGGTCGAGTACCTGAAGGCCAAGGGCTACTGGGTACGCGGCGTCGATAAGAAGTACCCGGAGTTCTCTGACTCTGCCGCCGACGAGTTCCTGCTGCTAGACCTTACCTACCCCTTGGCGGCCACCGAAGCGCTGGCGGGCGGGTTCGATGAAGTCTACGCGCTGGCGGCGGAGATGGGCGGCATGGGCTATATCAGTCAGCAGGGAGCGTACATCCTGCACCAGAACGCGCTCATCAACCTCAATACGATTGAGGCGGCGCGGCACGCCAAAGTCGGTCGTTACCTGTACACGTCGAGCGCGTGCGTGTATCCAGGCTTCAAACAGACGACCCTGGACGCCGCCCCCCTCAAGGAGAGCGATGCGCTTCCGGCATGGCCCGACACCGAGTATGGCTGGGAGAAGTTGTACGCCGAGACGGTGGCGTTGGCCTATGCGCGGCAGTATGGCATGACGGTGCGCATCCCGCGTTTCCATAATTGCATGGGGCCTAAAGGGGCGTGGATAGGCGGGCGTGAGAAAGCGCCTGCCGCCTTGTGCCGTAAGATAGCGACGGCCAAACTAGAGGGGCAGAACCCCGTCAAGATCGAGGTCTGGGGTGACGGCACGGCCACGCGCTCCTTTATATATATAGACGACTGCCTGGAAGGCGTCTACCGCCTCATGCACAGCCACTACCCTGCTCCGCTCAACATCGGCAGCGACCGCGCCATCTCGATCAACGAGCTGGCGTATGCGATTGCACGGATTGCAGGCGTGGGCATCGAGCTGGTCCATGTGGAGGGGCCGGTGGGCGTGCAGGGGCGTAACTCGGACAATACACTGGCGAAAGCGGTGCTGGACTGGGAACCGCAACGCTCGCTGGATGGCGGGCTGGAATTGACGTACAAGTGGATAGAGGAGCAGGTGAAGGCGACCCTATGACGACCTGTGCGATAGATGTAGGCGCGCATCGCGGCGAAGTGATGCTGCCCTATGCGTTCGCCCACCCCGCCACCCCGGTGTACGCTTTCGAGCCGGACCCGCGCGCCTGGCGGTTCGTGTATGGTGCGGCACCCAACTACCATCTCATCCCGGCAGCCGTGGGGGATGTCGAGGGCTGGGCATGGCTC